GTAGTGATGGTAATGTTAATTATTGTTATGTACAACATAACGGAACAAAATATTATACGCCTGGACAAAGTTTTACTTTTTATGAAGGGGATACAATTATTATATATGCAAAAGGTCAGACTACTCAGTATTCAATTGGGGCTGGTAGTGTTGAATTCCATACTGATAATACTGCAATTAATACTTCATATTCAGCACCAGGATGCGATTTAAGTATTCGGTTCTCTTATAGTAGCAACAGCATTGCGGCTATAGCTATTGATTTAATAGATTATCCTTTACAAGTAGCTGGAGATATGGCATATATTTGGCCTACTGAAGAAGATGCTTATTATAGACTAGAGTATCCATATTATGGATTCTACAATTTTACTGTAGGGGGAATTTCTTCAACTTATGTAGGTTCCGGTATTCCAATTAGAAGTGCCGCTGATATGACAGTGGCCGCGCAGAGCGTAACTGCACCAGCTGGTTACTATTATCAGGCATTCACTAAGGCTGTCACTGTAGCAACGCATGCAAAACCAACAGCAGCGATCAATTCTTCAACTGGGGTTGTTACAGCTACCCATACACAAACCGCAGGTTATGTAGCAGCAGGTACTACTACGGGAACACTTAATTTATCAATTCAAGCGGCGAAGACGGTTACTCCTAATACTACAACTCAGACTGCAGTTAGTAAAGGTTATTATACAACGGGTACAATTTCGGTTGGACCGATTCCGAATACGTATGTGCAGCCTAGTGGAACTTATAATATTTCAAGTAATGGAACTTATAATGTTTATGGTTATGCAAGTGCAAGTGTTAACGTAGCCGGTGGGGAGGGATTGACCATAGATGACATAGCATTAAGAAATATTCCATCAATTATTGACGGTAGTGCATCACGAATAGGTTCATATGCATTTGGCGAATGTCAAGTATTAACAAGTGTAAGTTTCCCTTTGGCTCAAACTATTGGTCACGATGCATTCGCTTGGTGTTTAAACCTTACTTCTGTTAATTGTCAATCTGTAGAAGTAATAGGTGAGAATGCATTTCTTTCTTGTTCTAAACTTCAAAGTGTTAATTTTCCTTTACTTACTGTGACTGGTCGATCGGCATTTAGACAATGTAATAGTTTAACTACAGTTAATATGCCATTATTACAAACAATAGGTGCGGGAACTTTTGCCTATTGTTATTCCTTAACATCTGTAAATTTTCCTATGGTATTAGCAGTTGAATCGGAAGCATTTTTACATTGTTCATCTTTAACAACTGTTAGTATACCACAAGTACAATATATTAGAAGTTCAGCCTTTAGATCTTGTATTCGTTTAATTTCATTATATCTAGATAATGTATCCACTATACCAGTTGTGGGAGGATATGTGTTTTCTTCAACTCCATTATATAATTATTCAACCATTGCAGGTCGCTATGGAAGCATATTCGTTCCCGCAAGTCTTTTCGAATCTTTTAAAACCGCAACTGGTTGGACAGCCTATTCATCTCGTATGGTATCAGTCTAAAAGGAGAAAAACAAATGATTAAAACAGAAAAAATAAGCGACGACTTAATCCGCACATACAGCGATAAAAACGTCCTAATCCACGGTGGCTTCCCCGAAGGTGACTACGCCGAAGCCATCGACCCAATCTACATGAACCGCACATATGTCGAAACCGATATCCCAATCGAAACCGATCAATCTGAAATCGATGCGGCTTATGCAGAAGCAGGACGAATATTAATGGGGGTATCAAATGATAACTGAACGAGCTAAATTACTTCGTCAGCAAATCGAATCCCTTGCGGAAACTTTAGAAGACGATAAAGCATTAGAAGTTTCCGAATTATTTCCAATCTGGACAATCGACATATTCTATGAAGCGGGCGCGAGAGTGAGATATGAGGACGTTTTATACAAATGTCTCATATCCCATACCTCTCAAGAAACTTGGACACCAACTGCAACCCCTTCTCTGTGGGCGCAAGTTTTAATTCCAGACCCCGAAGTAATCCCAGAATGGATACAACCAGAAAGCACTAATCCATATATGAAGGGTGATAAAGTTACTCACAATGGTAAAACCTGGGTTTCCAATATCGACAATAATGTATGGGAACCTGGCGTATATGGATGGGACGAAGTATAAATATATATAAGGAGTTAAAAGGAGTAAAATGAAACTACAAATCTTAATCCCTCAATATGAGGAAACCGACGAAATCGTAAAACCTCTTCTCGATAGTATCGCTCTTCAGCAAAACGTAGATTTTAACGAAGTCGGAGTCATTATCGCAAACGATGGCTCCGACATCCATCTATCTGATGAGCTACTTGAATCATATCCATATGACATTAAATATATACTCGCACCGCACGGTGGTGTATCAGCAACACGAAACGTATGCCTTGACAATGCCACGGCCGAATATGTAATGTTCTGTGATGCAGATGATATGTTCTATAACATGTGCGGTCTATGGATTATATTTCGAGAAATGGAAATTGGCGTATTTGACAGCTTAACTTCTGTATTCGTAGAAGAAACTCGTATACCAGATACAAACGAAACAATCTATATCAATCGTGAAATGGACAGTACATTCGTCCATGGGAAAGTTCATCGTAGACAATATCTTATTGATAAAGGAATACGTTGGAATCCAAAACTCACAATCCATGAAGATAGTTTTTTCAATATCCAGTGCGCGAATCTATCTCAGAACGTCAAATATTGTCAAACACCGTTCTATCTATGGAAGTGGCGCGATGATTCAGTCTGCCGCCACGACCCAAAATATATTCTGAAAACCTATCGTAACATGATTGATAGTAATGACGCATTGATTGATGAATTCAGAGCTAAGGGCGCGCCGGATAAGGCTGCATTCTACGTCATATTCATGGTATTTGATGCATACTATACGATGAATAAACCAGAATGGATTAATCAAGAAAATAAAGAATATAGAGATTCAACAGAGAAACGGTTTGCTAAATACTTTAAGAAGTATAAAACAACTTGGCAAATGATTCCGTCTCAAGAGAAAATGCAAATCTCTCAAGGTATACGTGGACGTAGCGTAAACGAAGGAATGCAGATGGAATCTATGACGGTTGAAGAATGGTTGAATCATATCGAGAAATTAAATGAGGAATAGAAGTTAATTTATTAACTCATAATATAACTTAAAGGAGGTAATTCTATGGAAAACCTTATTACAACAATAATTCAAGACTACACAATAATCCCAGTATTCATAATCTGTATTTGTGTAGGTTATTGCATCAAGCATATAACCGCTCTTGATAAAATTGCAAATCAATTAATCCCAACAATTGTATGTATCTTAGGTGTAATTCTTGCTTGTTGGATGAACAATGAAATTTCCGTAATGTCCATCGCGCAAGGTATGGCAAGTGGTCTTGCTTCCACTGGATTCCATCAATTAGTTGGTCAATTAATTGAACACTATGCAAATAAAGTTGCAAAAGTTGTAACCGTCTGGGAAGACGAAGAAGGTGGTGAAGAAGATGGCGAATAAGGCATCCTCTTTCTGCGGCCATGGTACTCAAACCAATGGAGTTTATGATTCTGGCTGCACCTACAACGGTTACACCGAAGCAAACCTATGTATGAAAATTACCGAAGCATGTAATAAGTACCTCAAGTTATCTGGAATAACTGTAGTTACAGATGCTCCTGGCAATAAGATAAACATGATAGCACAAGTTGCTAAGTCGAATAGCGAAAAATCAAAAATCCATGTCGCATTTCACTGTGACTATTCTCTCGCTCCTTCTGGAACCTTACCACTATATACTTCCGCGGCAGGTAAAAAATTAGCTGGTCTAATGAATACCTACGTGGTTAAGGAAGTTGGAATGAAAACTCGTGGTTTAGGTTATAGAGAGGATTTATATGAACTCAATGCTACGAATATGCCGTCTGTTATCTTTGAGTGCGGCTCTATTAAGGCCGACCTAAAGGTAATGAGAGATAAATATGATGCTATTGGTAAAGCTTGCGCGCATGGAATTTGTAAATATTTTGGAGTTCCTTTTGTAAGCAAGGCAACCTATACTGGAACAATTCCGGTGAAGAACTTACAAGTTGGTTCAAAGGGCGCGCCTGTAAAAAGATGGCAGAAATTCCTTAATTGGGCAGTTAATGCAAAATTAACTGTAGATGGAGAATTTGGGGAATTAACTAAGAAAGCCACAATTAAGTTCCAAAAGAAAGCTAAAGTAACTCAAAGTGGTAAGTTAGATAAAGCAACTCGTACTGCTGCGAAAAAGTTTAAGAAATAAAATGGCGGCACTAATGTGCCGCTTATTTTTTAGGAGGAATAATGAAAGTAAAGAAAGTTGGAAAAGAAATACGCAGTCGCGCGCCTAAGCGTTTGAACCATTTTACAGTTCCTCAAGGTTCTTGTACAGACCAAAAATATATCTATATAATCTTTGAAAGAAAACCGAAGAACGGCCGCACTCATAGATGTAAGATAGTTAAAATTGATTCGGAAACGATGAAGATTGTAAAGATTTCCAAGGCTTTAAAAATAGGTCATGGTAATGATATTACTTATAGAAATGGTATTTTATATATAACCCATTCAGCAGGTGCCAAAACAATTCATCGTGTTAATGCGAAGACTCTAAAGCAAAAGAAAGGAATTAAAGTTAAAGTTCCAAGCAAATACAAAGGAATCCATGCTTTCAATGGAATTTCTACTTATGGAAAGAAAGGTTTCATTCTTCGTGTGATGGGTGGTGCTAAAATGGCGATTACCGATGAGGATTTTAAAATTAAAAGAGTTTTCAAAACTGAGACTTCTTACAAAACTTCTCAAGGTATGACTACTAAAGACATGACTATTATAAGAGCTTATTCCCATGCACAGAGCGGCCGCAACTATTTGGTAGAATATAGCGTGAAAGGAAAGCAATTAAAGCGCAAGAAAATAGGAATTAAAGGTGAAATGGAAAGCGTTTTTTGTATCGGGGATAAAACCTATGTAGTTACCTATATAAAGAAAGGAAAGAAACGGCTTGCGTATATTGCACAAGTATTGTAAATAAAAAAGGTCACTTTATAGTGACCTTTTCTTTTTATTTAACGTTTAGTTATGTCTCCGAAAATATATCCAATACAAAAACTAACTATCGCAAATCCTAGATATATCATAATTTCATTCATCTATCTATCTCCAAAAATTATATCCAATGAAATATCAAACTCCAAAAACCACTTCCAATGAAATATCCAACAATAAAACAAACTATTATAAATCCCGCACTCATTAAACTTCTCTTCATTTTATTCTCCAAAAATCTTATGCCAATCACAATCGTTCTTTGTAATATCATCACGATAGCGACAGAATTTTGGGTGACGGAGTCCTTTCTCTCCATTCTCTCCCGTCATAATTTCCATCGCAGTAATTTCACAAACTGTGCCTACAAGTTCTTTCCAATTCTCTTTTGTTTCATCAGTAATACCGCTCAAATTACCTATATGAACAATTTTCCCATCTTTCATCGCACCGAGTTTCAACGAACCTGCCCATCCGTAGAACCAATTCTTAGTTACCGGAATCACTGGCGCGCCCTCTACGTAGGACTTATAAATAGTCTCATGGAATTGATTAAGATAATCAGTAGCGGTGATTTTCTTATTATTCTGCTCATCAAACCAGTACATCCATGACTCTATTTCCTTCCCATTATAAATTTGACTCGGAGGATTGGCTCCTATAATAAAACAATCAATCGTGTCTTGAAGTTCTTTTTTAATCTTCAAAGAAACTCGATTACTTCTCTTTCCAGGCTCATACTTTGCATCTTCATTAGTAATAACCATTCCTTCATATCCATCTGCAAGCAATTCCTGCAATACATCCCAAAGTTCTTTTCCTCTGAAATATAATGCCCATTCGTGGTAATCTTCTCCATAAGCGCGCCAATAAGCATTTAGTAAATCAAAACGCTCTGCCGCTCGAATATCAAGAAGAGATTCACCCTCACTTGCAAGTATATCAAAAATATAATAATGAAGCTTATCTTCTTCTTTCTCTTGACGCTTAATTGCTTTCGCTACCAGACAATTCATAAATGATGTGGTAGTTTTTGCCTGCTCATCTCTTGGCAGATAAAGTTCTCCAAGTAAACATGTTCCATTAGGTAGGCTTTCAAAGAATGGATGCAGGTGAGGAACCCAATCAATTTTATTTACGAACTCTTTTTTCGTATTTCTACTGCGCGGGCGCAAATACATATTTCCATCTTCATCCTTTAGGAACATGTAAAATGCTCCATCCCGTTTTTGTGCGCCGAGCCATTCCCCACTAAAAATTTTTGAAGAAGCAAGTTCTCTTTTCTTTTCTGTATCCCAACTATTTGGAGGGGCATAGTATTTCATGGCTTCCATTTCAAAAAAATTAATTCCGTCAATAAATTTTTCCATATCTACTCCTAATCTATTTTACTTTCCCATTTCTGATTCATTAACCAATACATAAATCCCTTCGCGTCAGCTCTCAAAGCGGGCAACTCATAAATATTCCAATATGTATAATCATAATCATAATCCATTACTTCTAAATCTGCATGGTTAGTATAAGTTTGCTTCTCAATCTCTGGACGTCTAATAAGTACAGTCTGTGCATTAAACTCTTTCTTCCAACGCTCAATTTCTTTGGGTTCGCGCACATGTACGAAAAACACCAAATTAGTTGTATCTTTTTTCAATCTGTTATAATCGTTAATTTTGTCTTTAATTTCCTCTACACATCTCTTAAAAGGAGCATCATTATATTCGCTCAACGCATCTTTTAAATCTGAAAGAAATTTCCTACCTTTTACATCCTTTTCTCCATTCCAGCCAATAAGTCTTGCAATTTCTTTTACATAATCAACGCTGGAAACTGAATATATATCATTATTAGCTTCTCTACACCACTTAATGAATTCGTCTTTTCCAACTCCTCCACGGCCATTAATTACTATTATTTTCATTATTTACCTCCATAAAACTCTTCATTTATTTCACCCATTTTATCTCTATTAATTTCATAAGTCGAACATACATAGTCAAGAATTTTATCTATCGAAGTAACTTCAGAATCAAGTAATTCTAAATCCTTATCTTTAATGCGCCGTAATTGCTTTTTAATTTTTTTTCTTCGCCATTTCAGCTTTAAGAACTTGAAGAAAGTTGTATTAATAAAAATAGGCTGTTGAGATAAGTCACTAACAATTATCGCTGCATTTAAATATAACCGATGCGTACTATCCTCATCATTATAATCTTTCAATATAATCTTATGGTTAATAGACTGCTCTGCAAGAACATTACCAACAAGAGAGCCTACAACTTCATCACATAATAATTCCATTTATTACCTCCTTTTTTCCATTCTATATATATTATACAATAAATTTTCGAAAAAGTCAAAAAATCAGAAAGTAAAAACTTGAAATAAAATAAAATTTATAGTATAATCACGTGCGCGCCCGCGCGTAATATAAAGGAAGGAATTTGATAAATAAAAAAATTGAAAAAAAATTAAAATTCATATATAATATAAATAGAATAAGAAAAGGAGAAAAAAGATGGATACAATAATGGCTTTTAAAATGGGAAGAATGTTTCGTGAAAATAAGCGAAAAGTATTTGATTGGAATAAGGCTGCTTTTATAATGAAAAGAGAAAAAGCAGTAGATGCAAGAGCAGGACTTCTGGAAGATTGGGAGTGGACAGGTGGATATATTCTTATTGATGGTAAACCAACTATTGATGATTATACCTATCTTGCTTCAACTTGGGCTACACCAGTACTTATTATTGATTTAAAAAAACCTATTGAGTGCTGGTGTTGGGAAGATGAGCATAAATGGAATGAGTATACGAAGTGGCCGCGGTCAAGTCTTGAATTTTTTAAAAAGGTTGATTAAAAATGAGAGTTACAGAATCTGAAATTATAAAAATGAATGAATTGTATTTACAATATGGTACGTATGCGGCGGTGGCTCGTGAGGTCGGACGTTCGCCTTCTACGGTTAAGCGCTATATACAATCTGACTTTCAAGTTAAAGAAGAACCAATTGAACTTAAATCTATTGATTGGGACAAACTTTCAAATGCACCATTAGTAAATATATTTAGTCTGGAGTGGGAAAATGATTGATGTTTTTTATTTAGACTCTTCATTGAGTCATATCGGTTGGAATATAATTCAAAACCATTTAGACCAAATTTCAATGCCGCGGATTAAAACTTCAATCCATGTTTTGGAGGCGCGCCTTATAGGTATGACGTATGAAGAATATCTGGACTTTTGTCAAGATAGCTTGGGCGCACAAGTTGTTCGTTCTGAAGGTCAGAAATATGCACTAATTTATTTTCGTAATAATGAACAAGTGCGGCGGCTCGTAAATTTGTTAAATCAAAAGTTTAAGGAGAGTTATGAATTTTACCAGAAATAAAAACCCACGGTATTTTGAGGAGAATAGAACTGGAACTAATTGTGGAAGTCTTGCTTTCAATATAGAAGAATGGTATGATTTGGAATTAGATATATATGATGATTATGTCGATATGGAGGACTGGATTAATAGTCTTTATGAAGAGTTTGTCGACCAAAAAGAGTTCTCTGATTTCTATGCAAAACTTTTAGTAAAAATTATTCTGGAAGATTTTAAAGGAGAGATTAGATTGGTAGATTGTTATTCTCCTTTAAAAAAAGATGAGGAATTGATTGCTTTTAGAAGTTTCATAGATTACGAAGTGCAAATGGATATGTTTGGTGAACCTTCATTAGACTATGCAGATTTTGATTATCATTTCAAAGTATTCCGTGATGGAGAATGGATTGAGAAGAATGGTGGTTATGAAGTCCATTCTTGTAGTGAATCTGATTGGGATTGCGGAGATATGAGTTATATTAGTAATACATATTACTTTGCTCATAAAATTTTGACTTAATTTAAAAATTATTATATAATATTTATATAATCGAGAGGAGAAAAAAATGGAAAAAGAAAAGAAAATGAGACGAGGAGTTCTTGATATTACTTTCTACGATGATAGAGAGGATGGATGGAATTGTTCTATGAGTCTGAGCAAAGATATTTATTATAAGGAAAATGGAGAAGCGTTGGAAATTGATAAGTTCTATGATGTTTGCGTTAGTTTCCTTCGTGCTTATGGATATGATGATAAGGTTATTGATGAAAATTTTTGCCCATATCCTTAGAGAGAAGGCTTAAAAAATGACTTAATAGTAACAAGAAGTAATTTGACTTTTTAAAAAATTTCGTATATAATATATATATAAAATAAAGGATTAAAAATAAAGGGGCTGAGGATGTAGTTCAGCTCCGCTCGTGGGATAGTAGCTCAATGGTGGAGCAAGTGCCTGTTAAGCACGAGGATGTAGGTTCGAGTCCTACCTATCCCGCCAGAGACTTATGTCTTGGGTGTTCATTTACCATCTGCTAAGTAAATGTAAGCTGTAATACCAGCCGAGCGTCTCTACGGCGCGGCAGTGAAGTATTTCCGTAGAGGGGTTAATGAATCCTATATTCATTCGTATTAGAACTAATCCGTCAAACTAGTCGGTGTAGTTGCGACGCCATAGGTTAGCACCCACGCATTTATAGCGACAAGCCACTATAGTTGACTGAATTCTAAATACTATAGAGAGAACTAGCCTGAAGACCCAGGTCTACAATCAGTAGATACAACATTACCCACTACGCGTTGAATTTCTGCCATAAAATGGGGAGCAGTAGAATGAGTTCGAAGTCGCGCTATTTGTGCGCCATTAGCCAAGCGGTATGGCACGTGACTTTTAATCACGGTATGCTGAGTTCGACTCTCAGATGGCGCACCATCTATTAAAAAGGAGTAAGCCAATGTCAAGAAGCTATAAGAAAAATCCATGGGTTACAGACCACACGAGAAAATTCACGAAAGAAAAGAAGCGTTTAGCAAATCATTCTTTTCGTCGTAAAATTGCTTCAGACGAAAATATGCCCGCGCGCCCTAAACATAGGAAGTATTCGGAAAGCTGGGATATTTGTGACTATAAATGGCGCATGACACGGGAAGAAGCGATTGAATGGTATTATAGAATTGGTTATACTTTGGCTTATAAGCAAAATGTTTATTCTTCTTTAGAAAGGTGGATGAATTATTGGGAAAAATGTCATAGAAGAAAATAGAGTTAATGAGGGTACAAATAAACAAAAGCGAAATGGATTCAATGTCGGTTTAATCGGCACCCAAATGGTTCGATTCCATCTTTAACTCTTATGTGGACCAGTAGCTCAGTTGGTGAGAGCGCAGAGCTTATACCTCTGGAATCTGTCGAAGGTTCAAGTCCTTCCTGGTCTACCAGGCACGATAGCAAATAAGTGGATAA